TACGAGTATTTGGTGCGGATCTTTTTTGTTGTCCGTATGTTGGTTTTATTGAAGGAAATGTAGCCATTATGTTAATAATCCTCCTGGTCTTTTCTGTTTAATTAATTCTGATTGTATAGCAACAGAAATCATACGACCAAGTTCTCTGCCATTCTCTTCATCTCCTTCAACAGAAGACCCAGAAGCATCTACGTTTACAACTATATTTGTACCACCACCCATACCACCTAACTCATGGTTTGGAATAACAGTACCTCCAGTATTAGGAACAAATAATTCAGCACCTCTTTCTCCTACAAGTGTAGGCTTACGACCTGGAATATAACCACCATCTGCTGCTGTACCTATTCCCGTTAAAGGATCTACTAATGGAACTGCACTACTATCTAAGAATTGACCACCACCACTTCCGCCTAATCCTCCACCAAAAAAGTTTAATCCTATTCCTAATATTTTCATTTGTATCTGTTTTGCAATCAGTTGTGCTGCCATATCTAAAAACGCATCTGCTGTACGCATAAATAAATTTCTTAATGCGTCTTGTGCTGTCATTGAACCTTTGACAATACCTTTAAATGATTCTCCAAAAGCACTTCCTACTGTATCAGCCACAGTTGTAACCATATAACCTACACTCATGAGTTTTCTTAATTCTGCGGTTACTGAATCTAATGCAGATGGAATACTGTAACTCATTCCTTGAACTTGAGTATCTAATTCAGTTAACAAATCTTGAAGTTCTGGTAATTTGTTTGTAAGCTCTTCAAATCTTTCACGAATCTTTGCAACATCTTCAGCGTTTTTTTCAGCAGATGTTTTAAAGAACTCAGGAAATATTTTTTCAAGATCCGTAAAAGGAAGCTTCATTAACATCAATATTCTTAACTGACTTTTAAAAATATCTGTAATTTTGTCTTGTCTTGTTATTTGTTCTGCGTCTAGTATTGCTTTTGCTAGGTTTTCTTCTAGTATCATTCGGTTAAGTTTTAATTGCATATCCTTAAAACTTGTCAACTTTGCTTCTCGAAGCAACTGTATTTGCTGCTCAATACCTAATCCATTCTGTTCGTCTAATATTGCTGTCATTAGTGTTTTAGTATCACGCATGGCAGATAGATTTTTAAAGGTATTAGGATTATCACCAAAAATAAAAGCAGCAGAAGCACCAGCTTCTCCAAACCTAGAAAATGCTGAAGTAATAGCAAGAACTTCATCTTTAGTCATTCCTAATGTTGATTTCAATTCATTAAAAGATTCTCTTGTAAAACCAGCAGAACTTCCAGCGTTTTCAAATGATCTACTAATTTTCAATAAAGACTTATCTAATTCGTCTTGTTGTTGTATAAAAGATCCTATTGCAGTACCAAGAATTGACAATGCAAAACCAAATTGACCACCAATTAAACCACCTGCTGCACCACCAATTCCACCACCAACTGCTGCTGCTCCTGTTTGTCCAAACAACAAAGGAAAAGCTCCACCAATAATTGCACTACTAGCTGTGTTTCCTAATGTCTTTCTACCTTGCCCTGCTGCTGCTCCTGTTTGATTTTGTTTTGCTCTTTGTTCTGTAATTTTTTTCTCAGCAAGTACTAAATTATTAGCTCTAATTAATGCTTGCCTTCTTGCTGTTCCATTTTGTTTTGCAAATTTAACTCGATCTTTATACGAAGCATTTATTAACTTTTCATTTTTATTTACTCCAATACCAAGTTTTTTTTGTCTTTCAATTTCTTTATTTTGTTTTTCTTGAAAATTTAACCTTGTTTTACTTTCTTGATTTGCAGTTTTTTCTAAAGATACTAATTCATTTTTTTTCTTAAATTCATCTTCTAATCTTTGTATTCCTCTTTCTTCAAAAGCAGGTAATCTTGGTGCTCTTGCTTCTACTTGTTCTTTTAATGTTTGATTTGCTATTTCTGCTTGAACTCTAATATTGTTTGCTCTTGCAACAGCAACACTTTGAGCTTGACTTGCAACTTCATCAACCCGATTTTGCCTACCTGCTATAGCTCCTTGTGCTAGAAAAAACGCATCTGATTTTCTTGCATTTTGTAAACTTACTACTGCTGCTTTTTGTTTTGCTAAAGCTGTATTTGTATTTGTTAAAGCCGTAAGATAATCTTTTGCTGCTTGTGTTGCTTGTTTTGTTCCAAAAGTTGCATCGTTAAAAGTCGTTTTTGCTAGCCTTAATTGTGCATTTAGATTAGAAACGCTTTCATTTACTCTTATGTTTTGTTTTTTAAAAGTATCAAGAAATTTATTTACACCATTTACTTGTTTTTGTGTATTTTTTAATTGATCTCCAAATTTTTTAAGTTCTTCTCCTTTAACTTTTACACCAATATCTACGTTATAATTAGCCACTTGCTATAAAAAACTAAAACATTTTCTTTATATTACCTCTTTTTACCTCGTAAAGCACTAGATCGTTGTGCTTGTTCTTGTTGTTTTTTAAATTCTTCATGCTCAATTTCTGCATAAGCAGCCCAACCTATCATTTCTTCAATAGTAAGAGTTTCACATAACTCAGCTACAGTTTTATGTAACTGTTTAGCTAAACCATATATAAACTGCCAATCTTTATTTGCTTTTTAAATCGGCTTTAGCCTCTTTTACCTCCTTATTAGCACCAGCAGTTATCATTGCTAATTGTATTTCCTCAAGAACAGAAGCTTCAATCTCTCTTCTTAATGAAGCCTTATCTCCATCTTGAAAAAGTTTTACTCCATCTTTGTCTAATGATTTTTCTATCATCATCTGTAAAGCATAGTCATTAGTATCATCGGTTTTTGACTTGGATTGTATTGCCTCTCTTTCAGCAATAGTTAATGGATGCCAATAGACAGAAAGAATTACTTCATCATCTTGTTTTACATCATGTTTGTAAAGTTGAGAAACTCCAAACTTGTTTTTTAAAAGATCAACTGCTCTAGTCATGTTAATGTATAGCTATCATCATTATACTAAGCGTTGGCAGTAAATTGGCAAGATATTAAGCCTAAGAAATGTGAAGAGTCATCACGTTCTATTGGTGTTACTCCAACTACATCAAGGACTCTTGGAGTACAACTAAATGTATCGGTATAATTAGAAGCATTAACAGAAGTAAGTCCATCAATAACAGCTTCTCCTAACGCAGATAAAGTTGCACTACCTTTTCCTCTAGGAACATAAATATTACATTGAATAACACCAGAATAAAAATCTTGTGATGCTCCCTGTGTTTGTGTTGTTGCCTGTGCAAAATCAACAGACATAACAATATATTTTTTAGTTTTTCCTGGTGTCTTATAAACCATATTGTCATAAACCATCTCAACAGTATTATCTGCTGCTGCAACTGCGTCTGTTACTGCTTTTTCAAAAGCTGCTCTGGTGTTAACTAAAGTCATGGATCAATGTAATCAACAAATACATCATCAGCACCACCAAATATACCAACACCTTTTAAGTCTCTTACATTATCTTTAGATTCATATTTTACTCCAGAACCATATGTACCAACAGCTAATTTTGGCTTTTTATCTGTAAACACTTGACTAATTAATTTTCCTAATTTTCCTTGCACATATTGAGGTACTTGGCTTCTTGGAGAAGCTAAAGCTCTGGCTGCATATTCTGACCTATTACCAACAAATACTTTTGAAAAAGGTTTGAAATTAAATGATAATGTATCAAGAAATCTAGGTTCAACTACTGCGCCTAGAGCTTCTGTACCACTTCTTGATGGCTTTATATTACTCCACGGAGCAAATTCTTTTCTTGACTGATCTGGTCTAGGTCTTTGCGTACTGGCTGTCCAACTTGAAGCAAAAAATCCAGTATCAACAGGGCTATTTTGTTTTGTAGATAAATCAGTAATGATTGCTCGTACCAAAATATTTAAATCTCTTTCTAAATTTCCTTCTAAATCTGGAACAATTTTATCTATATTTTTAGTAAAAGGTTTACCCATCAGAATCTCACTAATAAAGTAAACAGATAAGTCTGTCCACCTTGTCTTGTATCTATATTAACTATCTGTCCTACTCTTGTAGATCCAGCATAAGTTAATGTAACTTCATCTTGAAAATCAGGTTGGCTATCGCCAATAAGATCAGGTGTTATATAAACTTTTGCTTCTCTTCTTTCTCTACCATCATCTTCAGTAGAAATAACAAACTCAACAGGAGCTTTGATACTGTAAGTTGTATCACTTGTAGAGTAAACACCTGTAGCTGTGTTATAGCTTCCTGATGCTTTCTTTGTATAAACAATAGAAGAATCAAAAGAATTTCCTAAATCAGAAACAATCTGTTTAGCAACATTTTTTAATAATGAATCTAGTTGACCTGCCATTATCCTCTAACTACCCTCATTTGAAAACTACCTGCTCCACCTAGCATATATGCTCCAAGATAACTTTGTAACCACGGGTAAACATCTAAAATATTATTAACAGAACCAGTACCCTGACTATCAGTATTATATTTAACCTGTATA